TATAAGACCTGTCCTTGGTCCAAACTCTACAATACTCAATACCACCTTCCTCTTTGGTGAACTTGTCAATATACTTAACTGCAGACCCTCTGGACATCATTGAGTCTCCCTCTTTAAAGATTCTACTTGTTTGGTCTATAACGTTTGCTACGTGTGAACGTGCGGCTGCTCCATTTGTTGGCATCGAATCAAGAATATCTTGAGTCGTATCCATAATAGAACCATTTCTAAAATTATAATTTGTGGATAATCCTTGAGTAAATTGTGACTTTTCACTTGCATACTCTTTGTTGTTCGTACCTAATTTGTTTCTTGATGAACGACTAATCCATGTTAATTTTCCTCCTATTCCACCACCTTCAGATAAATTTCTCTGTCTTTCAAATAATCCCGCTTGAACTGGGTCGAACATTACACTAAGAAAATAACTACTTCTTACAGGTCTATCATTAAAGTCACCCATTGCAAATTTAACATCATCACTTCTATCGTCACCGATGTACGCATATTTAATTGGGGCTTCTAAACCAACTAAACTTTTTACTCCTTGTGCTAAACTATCGATAAAACTAAATAATTTAGATGAATTTTGTGACCTTGCGGTAGTGGTATAATTTGGTCCGTATTTTGAATATGATATATTATCAAATAATGCAACCTTTTGACCAGACCCCAAATATTCAATCATTAAATCTGACGGTTTTCTCGATACTTTTGGTCTTCTGCTAATTCCTATCATAGAACCTAACGCACCTGTAACGTCTTGAAATATTCTACCTAATTCTGTTTTTGCTTCGGGTCTAAAATTTACAGGATTTCTAGGGTTTGATAAGTAATCGCCAGGTATTTCAGACCAAGGGAATTCGACACCCGCAACTGTTTGGATAAAATCTATTGCTTTACCCGGTAGTGTTTTTGCAACTGTAATTTTTGTGTTACCCTCAATAAGTGGTTCTCTACCTGTAATAATATTAATTGCGGTAGTCGTATTACCTTGTAACGCATCAATTAGTCTTACTCGACCAACGGTTGCCGCATATAGGTTTTGTTGTATTCTAGCTAATAATGGACCTTGTGGGTCGGTTTTAATGTATGATGATGCAAACTTGAATAGTTCGGATTCATTATCATAATTTGAAGTGGATAATATTCCAATTATATTATGGTTTTGTCCTCTTTCAAAATATGGATATAAACTTAAGTTTGCTCTTCTTGGTAATGTGTTAATACCGTCTCTAACCGAATATTGTAATGGTTTGAATATGTTACCATTTTGTGTGTTAACCAAATATTGTGGTAGATTGTTCTCAACCGTTCCTGGGTCAACATTTGACATGTTACTTAAAGATTGAACTGCATAATTCGATGAACTAAAAGTTTGAGGTCCATTAGGGGATTGGAGAGTCTTACCCAAAATGTAATCTCTAAAGTTTTTTGTAGTATCGAAATCTAAGTAACTTGGCATCTTATTCTTTTATATGATAAATAGGTGTTTATTAAAATTTATACCTCATATTATTATGGAGTGGTGTATCCACGTGCAATTTTGTCAGCGTAAGTGGAATCTTTAAACATTTCTCTTTTAATTGTGTCCAATATTGCCTCGTTAGTCACAAATTTTACTTCTAATTGAGATTTAGTTCCTTTGTTTTCGGTCGTTGGTTGATTCTTTTTAGCGTTTTCGGCTTCTTGTGTTTTTGTGTCTACTGAATTTGCTTGTGCCGATATTTTTCCTTTTTGTTTTTCCTCTTTTTGAAATAGACTGTCAACAACGTCTTTCATAACACCGCCGGCACCAACAACACTTGCTTTAACTTTATCCGCCATACCTGCAGCATCTTTTGATACTTGTAACGGGTCAAACCCGATTTTACTAATTACATTTTTTGCGTTTTCACCCAACTGTACTCTCGCTGCGGCAGCAACAAATGAAATCTCTCGATTAATGTTTTCTGTTAAACTAACTTGTTGTTTTGCAATATCCAATGGAGACATTTCAGCAAACGCTTCTCTTTGGTCTATAAGTAATTTTTTCTGTCCTTCTGTTAATTTTTCTAACTCAATTTCTTTTTTACCCTCAAGTTGTTCTTGTAAACTTTTTGGAACTTCAATAACCATTTTACCACCTTTCATTGTTGACATGTTGGTTAAAAATTCTCTATCTTCATCCTTCATTACTAAACCCGAACTTGCAATATCTGAAAATGCGGACGCTCTTTGTGCGGCATTTATCGCGGTCTTAGAGAACTCCTCGTAACTCATACCGAGTTCTTTAGCCATCGCCTTCGCTTGTCTTAAGTTTGCACCAGTAATTTCAAATCTACCTTGTTCTTGATTATATGTTGCCAATCCTTTTGATGCACCAATAATTGCGTCTTGTAGTCCACCAACATCGTTTGTCGCCATATACATTAATTTAAGTGGGTCATTGAAATCTCCAATGGCTCCACCTAACGCTTGTAATTGTGCTGCCATATCCATAGCTCGTGCCGGGTCCATTACTTCGTCAGCAACTCCAAACGCTGCACTCATATTGATTTTGAATTCTTGTGATTGTCTTACCATTTTAGCTAAACCTTCGACACCACCCTTAAATCCATATGAATTTAATTTTTCAATATTGTTTGCAATTCCTGTTACTGTTTGTTTACCATTTAAACCTAATGTCAATGATTTAGTACTGGCGTCGGTTACAACTTTTGTCATATCACTAACACCCATAGAGACATTTTCAAATCCATCCGCCATATTGGAAAGACCGGCCATACCACCTTCAACAAATTTACTTGCTAAAGCCATATCACCAATTGTTGTTGTACTAACTAATCTAAATCTTCCTGATGATGTTACTAAATTTTCAACCGACTTTGACATATCTTGAAATGAAATACCCAATCTTTGGGCATCTGGATATGCATCAGTGATTTCTTGTCTAAACGCTTCTGACAGTTTACCCGTCATCATCGTTTTTTCATTTATATCTTGTAGTAGTGAATTTTGTTGTTGAAAATAATCCAACATACCTTCTCCCGCTTTAGCGGTTACGTCAGTAATAATTTGACCAAAGGATTTTAACTTGTTGTTTGCGTCAAATAATAAATTTAATGAACTCTCAATGTTTGCATTTTCACTCCCACTTCCATACTGTCTTGTACCATCTTGTGTGGCACCTTGACTTTGGAGTCCTTTTCTAACCATTTCAAGAATTGACTGTGGTACGGTTGAACCTCCACTTGATGTGGTATTTGTATTGGTGTTACTATTCGTATTACTTGATGCTCCTAAACCTGCACCTATATAACCCTTACTGAATGAGGCTTGCTGATTGGTGCTTAATTGTACACCTCCATTTAAACTTTTAGCGTATGCGGCCGACTGAGCATCGTTATGTCCCGCTGATTTTGAGTCTTTACCCGCTTGTTCCCAATTAATTGTTGCCATACCATATAAATAGATTGTTAATTATTTCCACCTTCAAGTTCGAGCATATATTGAACGTAATATCTTCTAATATATACGGGCATTGAAATAATATCTGAATACGAAAAACCCCTTTTAACTAAAAAAAGTATTTCGTCGAGCTGGCCTCTTTTATAATCCGTAGAAAGGACGAAAAAACTCAACCCCGAATCCAATTTCAACTTGGACTATATCTCCTGACGGGGTATTTACTTGCTTTGTTAGGTCTAAACCTGGTTTATTTAAGTTTACAAACTTTCTGAAGTCTTGAGAATCTTTGATAGGTAAACGGTCAATTAGATTTCTTACTTCCATTTGATGACGATTTCCACCAATTGATTGAATCATCATTTCTAATTGTTTTGTGATAATCGGAGCAATTCCAACACCATTCCAACTTTCTTTTATTTTTTCAATCTCATCCTCTTGTTTCTGTGTTAGAAATTTAAATGTAATCTCAACCTTACTTTTTTCAAAGTAATAAGGATATTCATTGTTTGTGTCTGAAACTAAAGTAAATTCTTTAATTGGAACATTAGATAAGTCAATAACCGTAGTGAATTCTTCTTTTGTTTTTGGGTCAATTAATGTCATGTTATAATCTGAACCAAAAGCGGTATTTCTTAAAAATATTAAAATCGCTTGTTTATCTTCTTCGACGATTTCATCCACTTTAACGTCTTTATCTAACACCTTTCTATTCAGTAATTCAGTTATTACCGTGTTTGACGCATTAAGATTAGGGGAGGCTAAGATATTTTCATCTGCCGCAGTTAAATAAGCAACTCTAACTGATTTTTTATTACTTGAGTAGTGAATACCCTTACTTGGTAATTCAACTACATCATAAGCAATCGTTGGGTCTATTCTAAATTCTTCCATAGTATAAGTTTACACTATAACTATGTAAAAGTAAAGATTACCGTAAAAATAAAAACCCATTAACTTATTAGACAGATTTACCTTAATAGTTAATGGGTTTTCAATATGTAAATTGTGAATATTAGTATACTTGAATACATCTATCCATTCTCAATGAAGCATCAATTGTTGCTAAATCATCTTGTGAATAGTTCAAATCACCGAAGTTCAAACTTGTTAAGAAACAACCTTGAAGTATCCATTTTTCAACGACAACTCCTGTTGGGTCTAACATCTCAAGTTCAACGTCCTTCTTGTAACCTGCAGCATATCCCATACGACCTGTAACTGATTCTGCGTGTAAACGGAACCACTCCATAAGTGCTTGAGACGCTGAAGGACCAATTGGGTCTTTGAACGTTACTTTTATCTCTTCCCAATCAAAACGACCTGCAACGTAAGTTGAAGTGTTCAAGAAAGGAATTTCTACAGATTTAATCTTCGCACTTGGACGAGCCGTTGAAGTCACGTACCATTCGTTGATACCCAATGATGAAGGGAATCTTAGAATAAATCTATTTTTACGTTTCGGTTCATAAGGAACCGGCATTTTCATTAGTAAATCTGCCATGTTGTATTTGTTAAGTTTTTTTGTTATTTTATACTCTTATAAATATATCCCAAATGGAAATAAATTTTTTTTACACCGAAACTTGACTTTGTCAATTATTTTCCGTAGTTTTTTACAGGCTCCAGCAAATAAGTTCCAGTATAAATAGAATATAATATAATAAATACTAGAATAAAATAAGTAATACTAGAATTTCTAGTTCCAGTATTACTGGGTATTTTTAAAAATATAACGATAATATTATTATGGTTCCATGTGGAACTAAAAAAGGGTACCATTTCTGATACCCTTCCTTTTTTATATCTCCTTTTAGATTAGATATTCTCAAATGAAGCTCCTGTTGGTGTAATGATAAATTCCACATCAATAAATTCAAGTGAACGAGTAGGTTTAATGTATATTTTACCTCTTAATGTGTTAGCATCGATGTCCTCTGGGTCATTAGATACACTTACACGGAAGTCATATAAACCTCTTTCTTTCTTGATTGCTTCAAGAATTGGGTTAACCAATCTCAAGAATTCATTTCTTACTTGTTCATCATTTTGTTCGAACAATAATCTAACTGCAACCGCTGAAATTAATTTTCTTGCTCTTAATAATAATCTTCTTACGTTGATTCTATCTAAAGCAGATTCTCTAACTTGTAACGTTTTGTTACCCCAAATAATAGTACCTGTATCAGAGAATGTTGCGATTGGGTTGATTCTATTTTTATATAAACTATCTCTTTCGTCAAGAGTTAATTTCTTTTGTGCTTTGATTGCATTTACCAAACCTCTTGAATAACCCGCTACTGCGAACCATGGATATGATACGTTATCAGTTAATGCGATATTCTTAAGAACCTCACCTGTTGGTGGAAGGAACAATTGAGTTGAATTGTCGTTATCTCTAACTTGAATCCAAGGCCAATATGTTGCAGAATAGTTACTATCCAAAGAAGCCGTATCCAAATTGTCAATTGCTTCATCTGCCGTTGTTACGTTAGGTGATGCGATGATATATAATGAATCCGCTCTATCGTTCTCAATCATGTCGATTGCTGTAGTTGTCAATGAACCGTGGTCGTAAAAGTTAATACCAGGTGTTGCAAATACGTTAATATCGACAGCTTCAGGGTTTGAGAATGTCTCAATACCTTGAACATAAGCGTAATAATCAGAGTTTCCA